CATCAGTCCAAAATAAATATCCGTCTATAACATTTATAGCGGTAATTTGAGTGTTTGGAAAATTAGTTATAAGTTTAGTAGTGTCTACTAAAACAGGTGATACGGTATTTGTAGTTTCATCATATTCTGCAATAGCATTAACAGACGTGCCGTATATAAACCAATATATTTTTTCATTTTCTGTATTAGCTATGCTGCCAATACATTTTGCGCCAGAAATATTAATGCTACTTATCTTAGAATTGCCAAGTATATTATGTAAGCTTCCTGCATCGCCATTTTCGCTTACACCAACTTGTATATTTAAAGCATCTCTATATTCTCCAGATGGCAAAACTCGCTCATCTGCGTCTTTATTCATTTTTCCTTTAAGAAAAGTATTTTTAATTTCTGGCATTTAATTAGTGTTTTATTTGCTTGCTTTTACCCCGCATTACTTGTGCCATTTCAATAGACTTAATATTAGAAAGTCTAAGCTTAGCGTTGCGCATTGCAGCCCGTCTTTCTCTTTTAAATCTATTTACAATATACTCAGGCATATTTGCTTTAGACGCAATAATAGCATGAGAAACATACTTATAAATAGCATCTTCAGCTAATTTATGTATTTGCATTTCTTTATCTGTGCCTAATCCATCAGATATATATTTAATTGTAATTATTTTGCCTTCAATATTACTACTAAATCCAAATTGTCCGTTTAATTCGTCAATAACAAATACACCGTTTACTTGTGTAGTTTCAGGATTAGATCCATATCTTCTACCCATTCCAAACACGCTATCATTATGGTCTGCATTTGAAAAGAAATAATCATCTGCATTTGAAAGGCCAATTGTATCATTAGTTTCTAAGCCTTTAAATCTTTCAGTAGTTAAAGACGTAGCAGTAAGCAAACTATCATTATCATCATATAAATAATTTGCATTATCATCTTGAAGTATAGCTTGCGAAGGTCTAGAAGTTTGAGTGGCTGGATATAAAGGTCTTTCTAAACCATTACCATCTATCCAAGATAATTGTACATAATTTACATAATCTTGTGGGAATGGTATTGTTAAAGTACTACCAACTTCTACTTCTTGAATTTTTTCAACTCTTGAAATATCATAACTAAATTCTTGTATTGCCCGTTTTGTATGGAATACTACGTCTAATCTTTTTGCCGATGGAATAATTTTATCATCCCCGACATAAGATACTATAAAGTTATTTACTATATCATCAATAGATATATATCGGTAGCTGCCATGCTTTTGAGTTTTTAATGTTACTTCTATTGCGGCATTTAACGGTGGTGGTGAAGACGGAGTAAAGTCAATAACTCCAGTACTATTATTATATGTATAATTACTATCGTCAATTTCTTGACTGTTTATATATATTATAAAATCATCTATTGAATTTGGCAGTGGGTCAAACGTTAACGTAAATGTATTTAAAGAACCTGTTCCTGTAAATTTTTCAGTAACGCTATAATACTGTCTTGCTGTTTGTGTTATTAGTCCCATCTACTATGACTTTTCTTGAGTTATCTTTTTAGTTTCTTTAGCGTCTGCTATTTGTATTACATCAGCTTCTTTTATATTTAATCCAGCATATAATAATATTTTAAATACTAACCCAACTTCTTCAGATTCGTGTAATTCAAAATTTGTAGAATTAGAAGCATTATATAACGCGGTTCCAGCTACATTAGTATAAGCCCATTCAACCGCAACGGGTTTTCTAACATATGTACAAGAAATATTTGCATTTATAGTTGTTGGGTATATTTTAAGCCCCCAGTTATTAGAACTGCTTGTAGCGTTTTGTATGTATAAAGGATTTAATGTATCAGGCTGTGTAAGTTTTGAGCCTTGGTAATCCATAAGTTGTTTTCTATCTACTTTTTCAACTTCTACAGTATTATTATATATTACTGTACCTAACTTATGGAAATCAGAAGGTAACTGAAAGTAGTCTGTTGAATATGTTAAATTTGCTTCTTTTTTAAACTTACTCAGTTTTTCTTCTATTATTTTATAAAGATTAGCATACTCTGTATTATTTTCTTTTATTCTACCATATTGGTTAAGATCGAAAAAATACTGTTCAAATATTTCTAACTGTGCTTGGTTGGCAAATAGATTAAAATCTTGCGGAGTAAGATACCCTCTATTTTCTTTATTAATAATAGCGAGCACTCTTTGATAAACCGTATCTATGCTAATCATATTTTTAATTTATTATTTATAATGATTAAGCCGCATTAAAGCGGCCTAACCACTATAATGCAACTATTTGAGTTTTTTCTCAACTGATTTGTATACATCAATACCATCATCTGTTTTAAAGAAAGCCGCTAAAGCAGAATATGGGTTTTCTTCAAAAGGAACAGTAATAAGCTTTTTACCTGTGCTAGCCCACTTAAATGTTCTTTGATCTTCTGAAAGTGAAATTAAACCAGCTTCAACCGCTCTAATCCCAACATTTCTGATACTAATATTTTCGTCATTAGCGAGTTCTAAGAACAAACTTGGTGAATTACGAGCAAATAGTAATAAATCTCTTTTAATCTCCTTAGAAGTCATCTTAGATACTTTATTTCCAAGCTCAGTACGCATTATTGCTTCTGCTTGGTCAATATCCATTGAAGCGGCAATATTTAATGCTTCAATTTCTAATTCTAAAATATCAAGATCATCTTCGGCGTCTTCAACAGCATCAAATTCTAAATAAACTTTGTTTCTGTCTGGATGATATAATGATAATAATTTTTGTAATGTTTGTTTTTCTTTAGGTACGTATAATTGACCATCTGTAAAAACAATGTGTCCCAATCTAGCAGCACCTTTAAACTCATCAACAAATGGAGTTTTTTGATTAATAGTATATTTTAATTCTCTTTCTTCAGCAGATGCTTCGTCAAAATAAAATATATTTTTGCTTTTGATTGTATATGTTAAAGGGGCTTTACCACCTCTTAAATAATAAGTTCTGTCCTTAATTTCCCATTTAGGAGCAGATGTAGCTTCTTTTGCCATGATATAATAAGATTAAATAATTAAAAAAATAAGAAGTACCCCTGAACTTAATCAGGGGCATTCTTAAAAAATGTACTATTAGTTTAACAACATAAAGTTGTTAGCACCTTGTACCACTAGACATCTTTCAGATAGATAGTGTACTTCCATAGCATCTAAATCAGATGTGTAAGCTCCACCTACTGAACCAGTAGTCCAAGACTTCATACGACGATCATCAGCTTCAGAAGCTCTGTATCGTACGTGCAAGAATGGACGCTTGATGTTTTTACCTAATGTTTGATCGTAGATTGTTGAAGTACCTGCAGGCACCAATACTCCGCGGATGTCAGTAACTAGTCCACGAGTAGAAGCGTCATTTAAGTATTTCCAATCAGTTTTGTAAAAGTCATAAGAACCTCTGCGGAATCCGCTAAATCCTAAGTTAAGGGCCATATCTTCGCTGTTTGAGAAAACACCGTAAGAAGTACCACCTGAACCATAAGAGTTTTGAGCAGCAAGCATATCATCAATGTTCAATGATACAGCACGATTCAAGAAAAGCATGTTTTCTTCAATAGCACCTTGCTTGTCAAGTTTCTTAAGGATTTCATCAAAATCAGAAAGATCTTCAGCAGGATCGTTGCCATCAACACCAGCAGTTACGTGACCACGGTCTTCAATAGCGGCAAATAATCCTTCAGTTCCTTTAATACCTGTAATTCCAGCAGCACCAGAACCAGCAGCAGCGGTTTCACCTTCTACTACAGCCATTTCAAGATAATCTTCGAAACGAGTGCGAGTGTCACCTTCTGCTTTTAGATACCATAAATAACCAGATTGTCCAGACTCTCCAGTTACTTCAACCCATCCAATTTGAGATGCATCAGATCCAGATACTTCGTATTTGTCTTTGATGATGATTGGTTGGTTAGTGAAAGATTGGAAAGAAGGAGTAACTGATTCAGAGATACCAGTAGTTCCTTTAGCAAATTCAGAACCATAAACAAATAGGTTTACAGCACCATCAGAAAAGTCAGAATCAGTTGTGAAAGCTGCTTTATCATAACGTTTTGCAGTAATAGTATTTGTAGTAGTAGCTGAAACATAAGCTTTAACAGTAGTAGAACCATCAGAAATTACGATAGTTTGTCCAACACGTACTGCATGCCCGTTAGCGGTGATAACACCAGTAGCGGCAACAAGAGTACCTGCATAAGATAAATGTAGTCTTCCTTGCTCAGACCATACAACCTGATCAGAAGTCATTGGCATTTCAGCACCTACCATACGTAAGAAAGAAGAAACTGAACGATCACCATATCGCTCTACTTCTGCTTCATATAATTCTGGTAAATATTGCTGAGACCAATCGTTTGCACCACCTGTAAAAGAAAGGTAGTTTGTAGATAATGTTTGTTTAACTGGAGCTGGAACAGCATTTAAGTTCGCACCGCCAGTTGGAGTAATAACTGCCATTGTAATTATTTTTTAAATTATTTTCTAAGTTTAATTTTTAGCTTAGAAGAATCATCACCGGCAATTGCTCTCACTTTTATTCCGCCTGCTTCAACAACTGGGCTTTTTCGCGCATCCATGTTTATATTCTTAGATTCAGCTGAAATTTGCTTAATTGCATCTGCTTTTCCTTGCTCATAAAAATGATTTGCAAGTGCATCAGCGTTTTGAGCAGCAAACAATGCTTTGTGGTAACCTTGCGCATCGGATAACATATTATTTCCGTCTAAGAATTTACTTACAACATTCATAATATTACTTTGCACTTCTTTTACCGAGTTTACATCTGACACTTTGTATCTAAATTTAGAGTCACCAACTTTAAAATCAAAACCTTTGAAATTTTCGTTAAATACCTCATTAGTTACTTTGTCAAAATGTTGCTTTTGTTTTTGCTCAATAGCTTCTGACTCAGATCTTTCTTTGCTATATCGATTGAAAAAGTCAACAGCTTTTTGTTGATCGGGGTTTAACTTAGAATTCAACTTGACTTCTTCGTAATATTTACCCTTTAAATCTTCCAAAAAGTTTCTTGCTTTTGCAATTTCTTCTTTATAAGCTAACTTTTTTCTTTTAATATCTCTTTCTTCATCTACGTCTTCGTCATACGAAAAAGAATCTTCAATTAAAAAATCAATCTCATCTTTATCTAAATGAGATTTAGTTTGCTTGTAGTATTCATATAATAAAGTGGATTCATCAACATTACTATAATCCGCGTTTAATCGGACATAATCTTCTAATGTGCCACCTGTTTCATTCATAAAATCAACTACCTTTTGAATATTTTCTGGTAGTTCAATTTCATTTGATTTTGCCGCCTCTTGAATTACATCTTCTTTTGTAACTTCTTCGGGGTTTGTGGGTTCAGCATCTTCAGTATCTTCTATTTTTTCTAAGACTACTTCAGTTTCTTTTTCGTTTCTTTCTCCCACTTCTTGCAGTTCCATTTCGGGGTTTTCCCCGCTTTCTTCGCTCTGCTGTACGCTGCCCAACACGCTTTCTTCTGTGCTTTGTTCTTGAACGGCATTTTCTTCTGTTTTAGTTTGTTTTCTTAAGTCTACTTTATAGACTCCTTCTTCAGCCTTAGTATCAACACCGGCTGATTCTAAAACTTTTTCTTCTTTTTCAGCTGCTGTCGGTTGTTCATCGACAACAACTTTAGCTGTTTCTTCTGACATAATATAATATTATAAAATTAATAAAAAATGTAACTTACGTTACCTTGGCTCAAATTGCTCTAAGCCAAATCCACCAAGTGTATCAAATCCAGCTGATTCAAATGATTTTGGTGGTGTATTATTTTTTCTTTGCTCTATAAGTTCAGATTGTTGCGAAGCTTGAATTTTAGTTCTTTCATCTTTACGATCTTCTTTATAAGCTTCTCTATCTTTAATTACTTGTAAATCTAGTTCTTTAAGCTGCTTATTTAGCTCAAACTCATGCATCATAAGTTCTTTTTTAAGCAATGCTTCTTTTTCTAATTTTCGCATTTCTAACTCATATTCTGCGGATTTAAGCTGTACTTTCGATTGTGTAATTGCTTGTTGTTTTTGAACGTCAGCTTGTGCGGCGGCTTGTGCGGCAGCGGCATTAGATTGAGATTGAGCTTGAATGTTTTCCATTTGCATTGCTCTATCAGCCTCCATTTTTTTACGTCTACGTATTTTAAGAAGTTGATTAGCAAGTTTAAGATTTTTTATTTCTCTAATATCAATAGCATCTTCAAGATAAATTTGTTCTTTACTTAATGCCATTTGAATATTATTTTCTAATAATTGCTTTTCTTCTTCATCTGGTGATAATTCTAAAAATATACCAAAATCATGCAAATGCAATTCATCTAAATCTTTTAATACACCAACATTGTGTTTTCCAATGCTTTGAATAAAACTATTTTTAGTATTAGAATATTCAAGAACGTCAGATATTCTAAGCGCTATGGCTTCGGCGGTTTTTAAAGTTAAGTATAATCCAGCTTGCAAAATATGTCTTGTTGCTGTATTAGAATTTGCCGCTGCAAGTTTTTGCAATCCTACTAAAGCATTTTTATCAGGCGTTGAACCATCTCGTGCTTCATTTAATCCGGTTACATCACGGATCATTTGCAAATAGTAATTATAAGAATTAATTAAACTTGCAATTTTAGCGTTAGCTCCTGAGGTTTGTAGTTCTTGAATTGGTACTCGGCCATGGTTAAATTCACCATCTTGGGTCATTGAACGACCAATAACAGAACCTGTCTGGAAATACATATTAAGCGCTTCTTGCGCATTGTAATTTGTTCCATTACCTAAGTCTATTTCTGCAATACCATCAGCATCTAAGAATACTCCATCAGGCACCATTCTTGATAATACTTGCTGAAGTTTTAAATGCGTTATTTGAATCATGTCTGCGAATGTTGTCATTCTACTTACTAATGATTCAACTGCTCC